GACTGTTGACGTTGTAGTAACTTTGGGCTTTTTGACTTCAACTTTAGGCGCTTCAATAACTGGCGTCTCAACTTTTGGAGTGCTGATTTCTGGTGTCTTACTTACTTGTGGGGCGAGAGAGTGAGCTTCATTGTAAATGTCAGTGAGTTGTTGTTTAGTTTTAATGTTATTAGTATCGAATAATACAATTTCAGTACTTTTATCGCCACGATTTTTAATTATCCCATCATAACCTTTTTCTTTTACATGGCTACTAAATTGTGATGCCTGATTACCGACTGGTCGTATTGAACCATCTTCATCCATCCTCAGTGCGTCAGGTGACATATCTAAATAGTCGGCTGCTTCATCAACAGATTTAAAACTATTTACATCAAGTGGATTTTTGGGAGTGCCATATACTTCATGTATATTTTTACCATAATTTACAGCAGTGTCTTTATGTGGTGTAACATAAGTTCCCTCACCCCAAACTCCGTAATCATTACTAGTGCCTGCCATTTTACTATCTAGTGTGTCAAAATTAGCGTTAGTGCCGTGATAAAGTGGTTGTCCTTGTGATTTTATAAACTCGTCTGGGTTATTATATTTTAATGCTTCATCATGCAATGGAGTTTTTCCTACTACAGGCGCTTGTGGGGCTTCAGGTGCGTTCTCAGCCAAATTAGCAGCCTGACGTTCTGGTATTTTAGTGCCAGTGGACTCTTCAAGATTAGAGATAACTTTAGCCTGTGGAGTTGGCGCTTCCTCAATATTTTTAGTCCCAGTCTTAACAGCATCAGCCACTTCTTTAACATCAGCGATTGGCAAACCTTCAGTAGCTTTTTTAATATAATCTAATTGTATTTCAGGCGGTAGTTCCGAGAACATCTTAGGTGTCATCTTTGCTCTTGTCAGATACTGTACGACATCACCTAACGCTCTACCGCCTAGACCAAAGCCAGCGCCCATTGCACCTTGTGTTAACACATCTTCCCACTTGGTATCAGTTCCAGTACTCTGAAAGGCACTTAGCGCATTTGTAATAGCGTTATTGAGTCCTTCTTTAAAATAGGTAATAGCAATTTCTTTAGCAGTCATGCCAGCAATAGTCTTAGTGGAGGCTGACCAGAATGATTCAAGTGGCATTACTAACCCTGCTGTATTAGCAACTGCGCCACCTAATCTAAGGGCTTTATCTATCACACCCTCAAAACCACTTTTAGGTTTAGTGCCGATTAATTCTTGTCTAGTCAATTGACCTTGATTTCTTGCAGAAGCTAATTCAGATGCGCTTATCTTGCCATCTTTAAAATCTTGTTCAGCTTTTTGTTCTGAATAGGTTGTTCCAGCTTCTTTGCCTGCAACAGTGTTCATACCAGCTTCTGCGAGCGCACTGATGGCTGAACTACCCTTTAATGCAGAATCAACAGTGCCACTAACTAAATCTTTTAAGAATGACCCTATTGTACTTGTTTTATTCTTACCTTTTTCATCTAATAAAGATAACGCGATAGAGGCATCATTTACGTTATTCTGTAATTCTGGTGAGTTCAATGGATTACTTGATGCGACCTTTGATAATGACGATAGAAATGCGTGTTGATCGGCAGCCGACATGCCATTATATTTGTCTACAATTTCACCATAAGTTTTAGACCCTTTAGCTAATGGACTTTGAAAGGTAATAACTCCTGGTTTATTTTTACTAGTATCAACTGGCTCAAATATTTTAGATTGTACTGGTATATCTTTACCTTTAACCTTACCAGTTGCCGTTTCGTATTCGGTATCATAAAACTTATTAGCCTCGGCAAGTTGCTTTGCTTTAGTGTCTGCCGCTAATTTAGCATTAACCTGATTTTGTTGTATTCGTTTCTCTTGAGTAAGTCCAGTGCCAGTTGTAAGTGATAAATCAATTCCTGGGACTTTTAAGTTAGAAATAGGTTTTGGCGCATATTTAATCTGTTCCTCTTTAGTCGGAGTAGTTCCAGGTACTCGCATTGGGAATGGTCTATTATCTACAACTGGTATTTTAGGAACTGTATTCGGTTGTACTGGATATGGTGCTTTTGGCATAGTCTTACTGACTGCATCAATTGGACCAGTAGAGGCGTTGCTAACTGGTTTAACAACTGGTGCTGTCTCGATTTTAGGTTCTTTATAATCGCGACCAGCAAGAGGACTAACATATCCACCTGATGAGGTAGTTTTTTTATCTTTCTTAGCAAAGATACTAATATATTCGGGCATATTAAGCTATCCCGTAGTCTGCTTTACTTCTTTTTGCTCCGTTTTCACTGTCTCCGCTATATGGATTTCGTTTATTGCTGAATATCTTATCGAACTCATCTGAACTATAACCTGAACTTACCCAGTCATCTTTAGCCATCTTATAACTGTATGGAGAGACGTAATTATCTTTACCAGATGCATCGTTAAGAGCTTGAGCGATAGCTTTTTGGTCAGCGCTCTTTGTATCAGATGCAGATGGAGTACTTGCTTTTGCGCTACTTTGTGCTTGTTGGACATTAAATTGTCGGGTACTTTCAGCAAATTGTCGGGTACTTTCAGCTTGCTGTATCTCGAATCGTCTCTTATTTTCAGCGTCAGCAGCAATTTGAGCAGCAGCTTGAGCGGCATTTTGTTCCTTAGTGTACATCGTGTTGTAAAGATTTTGCATATAACTAAGTTTATTTTGTTCACCAGTATATTGACCAGATGCAGCAGTCTGTGCCTGATTTTGTAAGTTGGTAAGATTAGTAGCAGCTTTATTATATTCACCACCCTGCTTTGTAAGAGTTTCATTTAGTGGAGCCTGTTCATTACCAATTTGTCGGGTAGCTTGTGCAGACGTTACGAGAGAATTAGCAGTCCGACCCATAACAGATGGTGCTACTTGGGATAAAAGACGAGTAGTACTATCTATCGCACCCTGTAGACCAGTTACGGTATTACGAGCAGTGCCAACACCTAAAGTAGCCTCTTGACCTGCGAGATAATCATTAGGATTTTTAGATGCCTGTTGTGCTTGTTGTAATTGCGTCAATGCCTCTGCTGATGTGGATGGGTTTTGCATTAGTATATCTCCATAAAATAAAATTAATCCCTGTTGAGGGAAACCTATAATTAAATAATACAGTTAAATTATTAAATAATCAACTAACTAGCTGTTTCCTGTAATAAATAATATCTAATATTTAATCCGCCTGAGGCGTATGTAGCAACAGCACCATTGGTAATAGTCGTATCCAATATATACAAACTCGTAGATGTGACATTAATCGACACTCGGTTAAAAATTGCTGCTGAAAATCCACTGATTGATTGAAAAGTCGTAGGCAATAGGACATATTGTCCACCGTAATCGACGTAGGCGATAACTCCCGGTATATATCCTAAATTATGGGTTACTATACCTGGACCACCACCGACCGAGTTATTCCATTGGCCAGTTGTCCCAGTCACATTATATACTGGCGTAGTAGTAGTACCAGATGAAACAATCTTAAATACATTCTGGTTGCTATTAAATATTAATTGATTAGGATCAATATTAGTTAATACATCTATTGTGGGCTTTGAAACATAAAATCCTTCGCCAAATGTTTTTTGGTTTCCCATTAATACTCGTGGTACTGTATCTTTAACAATTATCTGACTACTACCACCATCTGAATATACATTTGGACTTCCTAATTGTTGTACACCGCGCGTAACTCCTGTAGATGTCTGACGTGGCAATACACGCCCTAAACTACCACCATTGATGTCTGATGGTCTTACTGACGGAATAGATGCAGTTTTATACACCATTACTGAAGTACCTCATTACCTAAGTCATCAAATATCAGATTAACACTCGTAATAGTAGGAGATAGGTAAATATTATCATCACAATAAACATCTAGTCCGATTTGTACCTCGGTATACCTAGATTGTGCAATCGATTGACCACAAGATAATTTAGCATAGGTAGCCTGACTATTCCCTAACCAAGTATTCGTATTACTGAATAGGGGCGAATATATCCAAGTACCTCGATTAATGGAGTATTTAAGTTGGCATTGTACACCATCTGGTAAATCTAACCAAGTCGCATTCATATAATTAGCTTGTTTGTCTTTACCCATAAACCCGTTATCTATAATGACACTTTCCCACTTAGCAAATCGTGGCATCGGTGAACTTGAATTAACTACGTCTATGCCATAGGCAGGTGTTTTGCTATCATCTCTCCAAGATATATGAAGTGTATCGCCGAAGTTTTTAATCATTCCAATAGTTAGATTGTTAGTATTTGACCATTTTGTTGAACCTGTCGATAGTAAGTAAGAATATCCAAATGAGTTAGAGAAGTTAGTATCGACACGACCCCATGAATAAACGCCGTAAGGGATATTTACGTTAGTCGTAATTGATGGCCACGCCATTAACTGTATACCATTACGAGTAGTTGCAGCGTAAGGATAAACGACAGTTGAATTATTACTATTTCCGTAAGAGTTCTCGCCAAAAGGTAAAGTTCTAATTTTCTGAGGCATTGAATCTACCGTGCTTATGGCGTACCATGCACCACCAGCCTCATAATAAACAGCGTTATTGTAAGAGTGAATTGCATAAGGTGCGCCCTCTGGTATTTCAGTAAAAGAGTTATAAGTCGAGCTTAGACCGTCCCACCAGAATATAATGCCACCATGTTGCTTATTCTCACAAGCGATTGCGATATATTCGTTCATTTTTGCTATTCCACATACTTCCCACTCAGGAGGAAATTGTAGTTTATGGCGTTGCCACTCAGTATTATCAGGCGCGGCGTTTCCTAGAGGCTCCCAGACGCTTAAATAACGTCCGTTTCCGATTGCTACGAATTGTTGGATTTGCTCAATCGGATGTATTCCGTTTGCCGTAGTGATTAAACGGTCAGCCCATAACTGCATATCGGCTGTTCGCATATCGTTAGCTGTCACAGAACACGTTGTGCCATTGTTTACCGATGAAGTGAGATGGAAGTGGTAAGTTTGCGCAGCAGGCGCTACAGAGGCTCGTAGAGGGCTAGAGAATATGAAACAATTGAATGCACCATTATTTAAACTAGCATTTGTAATAGTTTGGCTACCGATGACGTTATTTAACCCATCATGAATAGTTAAAGTCCAGTTGCCAGTACCTTTTGCGACTACCCATACGCATAACTTATTTAATGGTTCGATGTCAGTCTGAAAATAGCGAAGTGCAGTTACTGTCTCGCTTATTGAAGTACCGAGGGCAGTGGTTAAAGTTCCAGTCGATTGATTAGCATTGACATTGAAGCCCATTGTATCTGTATTATTATAAGTAGATTGTGAAATACCGTAGAAATCTACGTTTAAAGTAGGAGTAGCGTTGACGGTAGTGATTGATGAAACAGTAGTATCGCTCGCTAGATAAATAGTCTGTTGGTCTTGTCTGTAAGTTATACCGAACCTACCATTGCGAATCTTGCCGAAATTGGTCCACGTAGTGCCAGTTCTTGAATAAATATAACCAGTATCGCCCATAGCATAAATAACACCAGCGTCAGTCATCACTTCATTCTGGACCAAGTCTACTATTGTACTTGCAGTCTCACTAACTGGTCTACCTAACAAAGTAAATTGTGATGGAGACTTGCGAAAATCAATCGACTGAGAAGCAGCAAAAGAATTAGCAATTCCCAACTTTAGATCAGTGGCTTGCCCTCCGACGAATGAACTATTTGCAAATGGTATTTTAGTCATTTTTACTCCTCATTATGGTGCTGGATTGGGCGGATACACCCAAGGATTTGTTACTGCCTGCTCTGTCGTGATAACCGAACCAGTCTGTGAACTTGCGTATTCTTGTTTGCAGTCTTTTTGCATACTATAGAACATCCCTGGGTTGTCTGGTGTACCTAAGTGGAATTGCGCGCGCGCTGTATTCCCTTTAGACATAAAGTAGTTTCCTAGTGCATAGTGCATAGGCGCATCAACATATTCAGGTGGAATAATCGAAAGTTGACCAATTCTCCATGCCTGTAAATTACCACTATAACCAACAAAAGCCGATTTTAGGGTTAAGGTTGCGTTAGTTGGTACATCTGTAATTGTGTAAAAGGTATCGTCTGACACACCAGTAAGCTGAAACGATAATCCGCGCATATCTGGTGTAAATACGCCACTGGTAGCAGTTACTAGAGTTGAACCGTTAGTTACGGTAACTGTTGCAACTGTAGACGTACTTGTGATGTCGTCTATGGTTAAATCGTGGTCTCTAGGTTGGTAATAAAGCCTAAAACCGTTAGTAACTGTCTGTGATGGAATAGGCCAGACTTGGAACTTATCGTTTCCTAGCGGCATAAACCATGTTGGCCAGTTATTAGCAACTTTATATGATGTAATCTGACGCCATTCTGTCTCGCTATGGATAGGTTTTAATGGCCATGAATATGATGTCGTACTACTACCACCGACTAGTGAGGTAATTCCTGTAATACGTATACAGTCAACTGGTGTCTGATAAATAGACTCTTGAGTGATAATGTCCGTAAATTGTTGTTTACGAGTATAATAACGAGCTAATTTAGCGTTAAATAAGTGATAACCAGTATTATAACCTTGATTGAGCAATCCAATAGTGCCAGTGTCATTATCTCCAGCTATTCTTTGTGTTGATAGTTTTGCATCTGTCCATGTGGTTGCCATTTTATTCTCCTTTAGTCATAATTAGTTAATCTCTTATGCCAGTTCAATACACCCACTAATATTAAATGTACGTCCAGAAGCAGCCATAGAAGTACCATCATATTTGAATATAATACCGACTATAGTTGAAAGAAATGCTGCTTTAACCATATATGCCGTTGCCTGGTCTTCGCTCCCAACTCCAGCTAACCCTTTAGCTGTTGTTGTAAAAGGAAATGTAAACTTGATTCCCCCACCACCAGAACCAACAGTTGTTATAACAATGGAGGCATCATATATAAAGTTTTTACCAATAATGGTGTAATGACCCGAACCAGACGCCGCTGTAAATGTACCAGTCTCAGATGTAACTGTAGGTGTCCACGCTAATCTTGCTCCACCTATGTTTCCAGATGTAGTATTAAGATTAGCATTAGAAATGGCAGATGAAGTTGAGCCAACTGGTAAGACTGGGTTCGCAGTAAACGTAGTAACGCCTGTAACTGCTAGAGTGCCACCAACTGTTTCGTTGCCTGTAACTGCTAGAGTGCCACTTGTAATGTTCATGCCACTAGTTATTGTTGGCGTAATAAAAGTCTTATTGGATGCAGATTGTGCAGTCGCTATATCCATCAATGTACTTGAAGCATCTGGTAAAGTATAAGTTCTAGTTTGTCCTGCTGTTATACCAGATAATTGGAATTGAGCCTGACGAGTAACTCCACCACCGTCTTGTAGGGTAAATAGATTATCTTTAATAGTTATGGTATTGGTATTATCTAATGTTTTAGTAGTGATTGTCTGTGGATCTGTCGTGCCAACTGGGCTACCTGTAATCCCTAAAAATACATTACGACTAATTTGTTGAGTTTCATCCAGCGCACTATTAACGATAGGGAATGTATCAGTCGTACCATCTATAGTAGTAGCTGTAGGTAAATCCGTAATCATTTCAGTAGGTGTCATATTATTCTCCCTCACTTTCTGACCATAATGTAGACGCTAATCTATTGTATGAACCACTTTGAATCATCAACGATATACCAGATTGTGTCGTCAATATTGAACCACTCTGTGTAGTAATTAAGGCTAACGTAGATTGCGTAGCCTCGCCATTACCACTTGTAGGTCTATATATCGGGTTGACAATAGTTTCATCTGGATTTGTTTCACTCCAAATAGGCTTGACGATTGTTTCGTCAGCGTTAGTCTCTGACCAAATAGTAGAGGCTAATTTTATCATGACTACCTCGGTTGTTGATTAGATTGAAAACTTACAGTAATGTCGCAAGTCGTAGATGTTACTATTCTAAGACCATTTTGTAGACCCCAGTAACGGAAAGAAGAACCAACTGTTGGGTTTGTTATAACTGCTACATTTCCTGTCGTACCTGCAATACCATCTATAATCGTTATAGTTCCTGTTAAAACGGCATTAACTTGGATAAAACAAGAATATACTCTACCTGTATAAACTTGTGTAGTTGCACCAGTTGAAATATATGCATTTGACGCCATGTACATTCTCCTTATAAAAATTAAAAGCCCTATTGCTAGGGCTACCTTTAATTAAATTATAACACGTTTCAATAAATAGTATTATTCTTTTGATTTTAATTCTTTGGCTTGGTCTTTAGCTTGTTCTACTGTTTTAATATCGCTTAATTCCATATACTGTATCTCCTCTTATAAATATTAAAAACCATTATTATCCACCATATAATCAATGCAAACATAGCTACTACAGCTAGGCATAATAAACAGAATAAAAATGTTACCATATTACCCCCTTTTAATACCTTCAATTTGCATTATAAGTCTGCCTCTACTACTACGCTTGCTATTACCAGTAGTAATCTGGAATAGTGCACCACCACCTATGGCTGTATTCTCAACACCAGTGGTTACACGAGTCAAAGCCCTTGAACCAACCGCCACGTTGTTTTGCCCAGTTGTAAGTGCATTCAATGTTCCTATACCAAACCCTAGGTTAAATTGACCGTCATTACCAGCAGAATGAGATAGGTTTGCCCCACCATCACCTAAGAACATACTGCCATCGAAATTCGTCTGGTTCGGTACATAAATAGTTTGTACACCAGTAACATTTAATTTACCAGTTAAACTCGCTGCCCCTGCACTAGCACCACTCAAAGAAGCCGTGGCGTTTAGGGTCAGGGTGTCGGTGAAGGTGTTTAGATTATAGTGGGTTGAATCGCCTAGCGTGTAGGTAGCGTTGGTAACAGGCGTGAGGGTAAAGGTATTCAGCGTTCCGCTCATCGTATCCCCAGTCTTGAGAACATTCAGCGAGGCTGACCCTGTGGCTGTACCGATATTCGGGGTAGTAAAGGTTGGGGAGATTAAATCAGCTTTTAACCCTAGTGCCGTTAATCCAGCTAACCCACCAGCAGGTACAGCTAGGCCATTTTTTAGGGTTTTACTATCTGCACCGTTCCATTGGGGGATATAGTTATCTGTATTGGTTGCGGGTCCGACTACATTTCCACTACCAGCCGATGATGAATTGACAAGATCTAGATTATTGCTGAAGACGTTGTATTTATACGGCATTTAAGACCTCGTTACTGTGCTTAAGTTGGCTTTCGTATTATCCAAGTAAACTATGGTGATAGTAGCTACTGTTGTACCACCTGCGCCACCTGACTTAAATGTATAGACCTCAGTCGTATCAATAGGGTAAGCAACAGAGACATAATCATACTGTTCCTCTATAAGACCAGGGAATTGTACACTAGCATTAACATTTAATGCGCCAGTTGGTGATGTGCCTTCTAAATAAAAGAAGTCCCTAGATATGGAATCTATCGCTCCGATTGACTCACGACTGTTTGGACTAATTGGGTCTACCATAATTCTCCTTATAAATAAAAGCCCCGTAGGGCAATCCTTTATTTAAATCATATCACAAACCAGTAAACTTAGCATAGTTGAATACGCGCTTTTCTTGCGCATTGACTCTTTCCTCGCGCATACGTAGTTGTGATTCCTTCTCGGTCAGTTTCATTGACCAATCGGCGAAGTCTTGCCTTAACGTATCTTCTTCTGACTTTAATACCTGCAATGATTGAGTAGCGTTCTGCAGTTGTCTATTTATATCATTTAACCTAGACTGCGCTAGTTTTTCGTTATTTTCGTTGTTGGCACTCTCAAAGTCGTACGTTCGCTTTAACTCTTCTAGTTTGAAGTCTACCTGGTTGATTTCCTCAGTTTCAAACGCTAATTTCTCGCTTACTACATTAATACTATTGTTTAGATTAGCTATTTCAGTCTGTATTGTGGTCTTTTCGGTTTGCAGAGCTATGACTTCTGATTTCGCAGATGATATTTGTAAGTTTAGGGAATCCTTAGTGGTTGATAGCCCAGTAATCTCTTTATCGATAGCATTTTTCTGCGTTTTACCACACTCTTGGGCTAGTTTTAGATTATTCTGTTCACTAATTGATTGTTTGGTCAGGTTAGCGATTATTTCCTTATGTCGTAAAATATCATTCTCTATATCAGACAAGTCTTTACGCCTATTTTTAAGTCTGTCGTCTAATTCTGCCTCAGTCTTGGCTGATTTGGTGACTAATTCTTTGTCAAAGTCAAGTTTCATCGACTTGTGTTGTTGTGATAGGGCATTAATCGAACGAGTTAGTGTATCAATCTCGGAGTTTTTGCCGTCGATTATATTGTCTAAATCTTCAATTATCGACCTATATTTATCGACCATATTATTTCTTTACTGGTTTAACTTCAGGTTGGGCATCAGGAAACGCTACTTCTTCATTTTTATGTGCTAAAGCTTCATCGACTAACTCGGTTTGTGTCTTATAACCACCTAATAAGTCATCAATGCTTTTACGTCCCACAATGACCCTATCCTCAACTTCTTTACGATAGGTAGGTGCGCCGATTTGCAGGGTCTTATTCTCATAACCCATAATTTCATTGACTAACTGTCGAACGATAACTTGGGCTTCATCACCTCTTAGATTAATCGTTTGACCCGATTTAATCACTATAATATTAGTAACATGGGCATTGCTTGGGTGATCGGCGTTTCGTAAATCTAGTCCAGCCGCGCGAAGCGAAGCCTCATCAACGCCCTTCTCTCTGCCATTTACAATTCTAATAGGTGCGCTAACTGGTCGACTCTGGGCTACTTTACCCTTAAAGTCAAAAGGTAAAGGATTTACTAGAGTTATATATTCGTACTCACTAGCTCCATTAAGGGTAGCTTCTGGGTTAGTCTGGTCTTCGCTAATTGTACCAACACCGACTGACGTTACGCCTGCGTACTTTGGATTAATCGACATTATTTTTTCTCCTTTGTATCCTGCGTTTTAATTTCGTTTGCCTCCATTGGGGCATCTTCTAATTTAATAAGGTCTAAAATAGTACGGTATTCTCCTTGTAACCGTAGCATCTCTTCACTAGTTTGTTGTTGCTGTTTTTGCAGTTCTGAAAACTTGGTTTCGACTGCTGTGCGCCTTTCTGATAGGGATTGCATATTCATGAATTAAATATAGCATAAACATTGTAAAAACAAAACAGACCCCTGAGTTTCAAGGGTCTGAGTTATAGTTTTGGTTTTATTAAGCGCAGGCAAAGATACCTGATTGAGCAACCATGCGCCAGACAGTTCCATCACAAACTAATGTGATAGTGTCATTGACTACGGCTGTACCTTGAGTATTCGTCAAAGTCGTACCAGATAGAGTTGTACCAGTCGCACTGGTCTTAACTTTCATTGTTCCGCCTGTAACCGTAAACCCTGCAGTAACATTTGATGTTGTGAAAGTGTACCACAAACCATTTGCTGCTGTTGGTAATGTCCATGATGGGCTACCACTCGTTGAAGCGTTATTAAACGTCTGACCTGATTTTGCTGCGGTTAGAACAACTGTTGCTCCTGCTGCAGCACTATCGGTAATAGTTCTAAGAACAGATCCTGATGGAACTCCTGCTGTAAATACTGGGGCAGCCGTAAAAGTAGCAACACCTGTGAGGGTAGATGCTCCTGTAACTGCTAGTGTGCTTGTAAACTTAACTGGTTCTTTTGTGTTCAAACCATTCTGCTTTACAAACTGTCCAACTACGGAGTCTTCAATATATTGTGTCATATAATTCTCCTTAGATAGTTAGTATTAATGGACTGTAAGTTGCAGTAACTGTTAGTTCTGGAGCATATCCAATGATTTTAGTAACAGTTGCATCTACTAGTATTTCGACTGCACCGTCTACACCGTTTGAAGGAATAGCACCTGCATTCTTTGTAATAGCACCATCACTTAAGATAGATGCCATACCACCGATTTGTGACCAGTAGTAAGCATTTGCTGGGATTGCTGCAACTGGAGCGCCTGTTACGGGCATTGCTGGAGCGGCGTTGCTAGCCATAATTACTGAGCCAGCGAACTGGTTAGGAACTAGGGAAACAACACTTGTCGTTGCCAAACCGACTGCTAGTGGGCGGTCTAATTTAACAATGATTGCATAACTACCAGCTGCTGTTGCTGCTGTGTTACCAGTAACTCTCATCATTTGACCAAGACCAGTGCCAGAGACAACTACGAAGTAGCCACCTTTGTATTGATCTTGAGCGATTGCAGTTGCACCNATNGTGTAACTNATGGTTGTTGAACCGATTGTCTGTGCTGTGCCGATTGTCTGTGAAACGCTATTTGCTACAACTGCTGGGGCTTGAGTAATCTTACCACCGGCTAGAATAGCTGCACCGTTCAATGCGTAAGCGAATGTACGACCATCTGATGTGCCTGCGATTTGTCCAAGAGCTTCACAACCTTGTGAGGCAGAAGTACTTTGGATGTCTTGGTCTGTTATCTGAATTGTTGCTGCTAATGACATATTATTTTCTCCTTTATACTTTATTTATTATTAAACGCCAGTGATGCCGCTAATTTTAGCGCAACGATTTGGGTTTAAGCAGATTAAGTTACCGTACATAACGAAGATACCGACTTCTGCAAGTTGACCAACTGGTTGGATATACTTACGGAATTGGAAGGCACTAACTTTGTAGTTATCGTATGCACCATTTGTAACGGTTTCAGTTGTAGCAACCATATTAAGCGTGTTAATAGGTAGGCTACGGAATTGGAACCATTTCTCGTTGATGAAGTTGATCGTACCTGATGGAGCTTTTTGGTCGCGAACAAAGTCTTTACCACGGAATGTAACACTTGTAGAACCACCAGCAAGGTTAAGACCAGTGCCAGCTTGTTTAACAGCGTTATCTGCAGTAGTGAATGAACCACCCATAGCGTTGTAAGTTGCAAACTGTGCAGATTGCAATAGGCTTGAGTAGTAGCTCCATACTGTAGGGTCTGATAGTAATAGGTTTGTCGTTTCGCTCTGGTCACCAGAGATTGTTGAACCGTCATCAGCTGCGTACATAGTAGCTAAGTCAAGCGTGTTGGCAGTAGCGTTTACTAAGAAAGCATTGATGGTTGGGAAACTTGCTCGGGTTAAACCTGCGTATGTTGATGTGCTTGTACCATCATCAACAATGTTACCAAGACCGTCAAAGTCATTGCCAACACCAAAACCGTAGAAGATTGAGCCAAGGGCTGTAATCATCGAGTTTTGTGAGTATTGGTATGAACCATCGGTTAGGCTGATAACACCGGCTGGAGTTTTGTTAATAGATTGCTCTACTAAACTGACACCGACTGGTTGTGCATATCCGGTTGGATACCAACTCATTTGCTGTGTATTGAAATCGATAGTAGTATCGAAAGTCTCTGCACCCTTAAAACTCTTGCCTAGGCTTGAGTTGTTAGTGAAGATAGGACTTCGGAATACACGACCATTCCAAGGTTTAGGATTAGCCACAATCCTCTTCATAATTTGGCTTGATTTGTTTACCGTGTCAACAATACTAGAGTTAATGTCCTCTAAGGTAATGTTATTGACTCGGTCATTTTGGGCTGTTGCTGTCATAATGACTCCTTTTATTATTAGTTAGTTGCTCGGTAGCTTATAAAAATAAAAAGCCTCCGTCTAGGGAGGCCATTACTAACATAATATTATATATGTTTTATTTATGCAATAGGTTAGAAACTTTCAAGACTATCTAGTGATAGCGCGCGTCCAACTGCAATACCTTTTGGTGCCATGTTTACTGGGTTTGGTGAACTACCTGCAACTCTAGCACTGGCATCTTTACGAGCTTGGGCCTGTTGCTTTTTAACATCAACCTCTGTATTGTCTCGCTTCTCAAGTTCCATCTGGTTATAGGCATCCATGACTGAACTAAATGGTTTAATACCAGCTTTAGCCCTAGCATCATTTTCATCGCGCATATAAGTAAGTAAAGCTAGTTGTTCTTTAACACCTGTTTGTTTAGAAACAAGTGGGTCGGTCCAATCGGTATTCATATACTTTTCATCGACTGCTGGAAGTTTACCTTTAGATATAAGGTAGTTTATTTCAGAGGCAATACTATTAATCGTTTCTATGCGTCCATCTAATTCGGTTTTCTTTGAATCAAAGTCAGTCTTTTTCTTATCATAATCAGACTTGTCTTTTTCTAACTTAGACTCCATTGCTGTAGTCTTACGCATCAAAGATAGTTGTTGGGCAACGGATAAGTTGTCAGATTCTTTATTAATAAATGCCTCGGCTTCATCAGGTGTATTAATCTTAGTCTTTACGCCATCTAGTGTTTCAACTTCAAATGAATAATCACTTGGGGCATAAGTTCCTGGGTCGGCTGGTAGGACGATAGGATCAGGTTCGTTAAACTGTTCGATTTCTTCGCCATCATCTTGGGAATCATCCCCATCTGCTGATTTGTCATCTTCTTTTTTATCTTCAACGATTGGTTCTTTACCGTCAATACGAATATCGACATCGCCCCAATCAAGTTGTTGGCTTGGGTCAAGTTTAACTTCACGTTCATTAGTTTTGTCATCCTGTATATCGGGCATAGACTTCTCCTTAATTATGTTTACATTATAACACGGGTGATGGTGTTTGTGCTTGAACTGGTGGCGTAGGTAAGTTACCTGTGGCTTGTTGACCTGTCATTGGTTGAGTTGGTGCTTCGTTGGGTGCTGGACTAGGTGCGCCGGGTTGTGCCATTGGTTGAGGTAGTGGGCTTAATAAATCAGCAGCATCAAGCGATAAAGCTTGTAAGTTAGCAGATTGTTGGGCAACGTGCTGAACGATCATCAAGTAAGCCATAACTCTTTGTTGTGCGTCTGGCTTCATCTTTTGGAATCGATTACTTGCCACTACTTTATTGTAGTAGTTTAGGTATTCAGCATCGTAATCATCTTTTTCCTCTGGTTTCTTTTTAGCAAGCAGTAACTGAATATCAGCTTCGGCATCTGAGTTAATCTGACTAACTTCAAGTGAGCGCAAGAAGTTGATAGGGTCTGTCTTTTCTTTGAGGTAGCGTTCTGCACGTTGTTCAGGGTCAGGTAAGCCTAAGTCTTCCATTAATGTACGATAATCAATGGCATTGCCAGCTTTCCATAAGTCCATTGAAGTATTACGGATTTGGGCTTTATCGAGTGGTAAGTTAGATTCGGCTTGTACACCTATCTTAACGTTTGCATCGATTGCATCACTATTGAGTAGGATAAAGATATACTTTCCGTCTGCACCCTTACAGGTAAACCAGTGGTCTTCATCATAATTTACGAGCATGAGTTGAAGTTTAATCTTATAGTAAGTTTCCATTGCATCTGTAACTGATGAAACAATGTCATCTTGTAATGCACCAGCTGACTGCTTGACCATTAAATCGCGCGTAGCTGTTTGTTTAGATGTAGGGTCAGCACCCTTAAACTGTGATGGTGTACCCATGATTGCATCAATTTCATTACGAGCATCATAAATTGTATTAACAGCATATTGAGACATTTCTTGTGAAGCCACGTTGACTAATGCACCAACTGCTGTCTCGCCCGATACCATTGCAACCGTCTTAGGGCCTTTGTTGATAAGCTTTTGGGCATCTTCTTCATTAAAGGCGTCTTTACGCGCAACCCAACGCCCATTGACATAGTCAGCATTTTCCATGACTTGACGTCCACGCTTATTAACTATGTCTTGTTGGGGTTTAGCCTGCTCAAACAATGAAGTCTCATCGATAAATGATTTACCCATATTGATGTAGTTGAACGCAACAAATGGTTTAGGTGGAAATGGCAATAGATTTTCTTTCTTATCTTTTGTCTCATCACCTGTATAAATCCAGTTTGGGTTTGGGGCTTTATCTAGAATTACACCTTGTTCAGGGATAAACCAACAAATACCCTCTTTTGGCTTGCCTTTTTCAATATATGTAAACCATGTCTCAAAGTAAGTTATAAACCTAGACATCTGGCTATAACGACCTTGAATAATACCAAAGGTTGTCTTAATCTCTTCTTCTTTCTTAGGAAAGTGTGCAATAAGTTCATCAACTGAACATCTAATTCTGTGATGGATTCTATCTGGATTATCTAGGTAGCGCGCATTACGGCTAATAATAATATCTTCTGGGTCGCATATATCTGTTACCACATCCCCATTTACGCCAGCATTAGGACACCAACGAAGTTTAAGATAACCACGTTTACGAATAATTAGATTAAGTACAGCCGAACGTACTTTCCTATCAGCTTTCTCGTCGATTGAGTGTTGGTAGAGTGCAAGTTGTAAGTCTCTAGCCGCCTTTAAATAGATTTGGTCACCTTTACTCGGAGTTAGTGATGGCTTGGCTAGTTGAGCTGTTACATAGGATAGGATAGCCCTAACGCTTGTGAATAGTCGGTTGTCTTGATATTTAATATCGCCCTTAACGAATTCGGAGGCATTGAGTTGATC